ACTGGACCATATCAAAAGGGATTTTGGATTATACATGTCTGGTGGGGCCGGATATGCTATGTCAAGTGGACTATACAAATTAATTTACAATCATGTTAGAAATACAGGCATTAATTTGAGTTTCAAACATTGGTGCGATGATTTGTGCATTGGTCTGTGGATTCAGGAGATCGCGAAAACTACTACAGTACATCAAATTAATGACGACCGATTTAACGTGGGGCCGCATGCAAACGACGGACAACTTGCAACCGATATTACATTTCATAAGGTTATTACGAAGGAACAGTATGATTTTTATGGCTCTATTGCGGATTCCGATTATATCAAACCGCAACCCGTCACCACGTCAGACGCGACAAAACCTGATGGCATTGTTAAAAAGGATACAGTGTTCACATTGCTAACAGACGCCGCTTATTTTGACAGAGCAAAAAGGACCATTATTGATTTACGAACACGCGGCAATTGGACTGGAGAGGTTGTTCTAATTACAGTTGGGTTCACGCTGAACACAAATTTCAAGGACTTTTATAATATCACTGAGGTGAGCTTTGCAATGATAGATAAATCAAACATGCTTGCTAAGATTGGCAGCAATGGCTTCACTGACACGACAGACAAGAGAGAAATTCACAAACTGGCGCAATGGGAAAAGTTTCATGTATTTGACGAGTATTTTGCACAATGGTCGAGGGTTGTTTATTTGGACGCAGGTTTGCGTGTTCTTGATGATGTTAAATATTTGCTCGAACTCGAATACAAGGGTCGCATTCTTGCGCCAAAGGACGGTAAACTATATCAGGACCAGGCCTTTAAATGTCAGCTGAGCACAGACAGTCCTGAATTAATAGCTAATTTGCGGAGTGAGTTTGGGGAAACCATGTTCACGTCAAATTACATGCTTAACTGCATGTGGATATATGATACAAATATTCTCAAATTGTGCAATAAACAACACCTAATTGATGCGATGAATAAGTACACTTGTTGTAAAACCAACGAAATGGGAATAATGAACATATTATTTTGTTTCAGATATAATCTATGGGAGCCATTCCCGGCAAAGGCACCAAACGGAAAGTTTTTATTCGACTGGTGCGAGCTGAATCAAACATACAAGACAACGTGGAGAGAATACTGTTATATGAAGTACCCGGTTACCATTTCTTTCGGCGATTGTTAAAAAAATTGAAACAATTATGGTCCAATTTCAGTCACATTACAAACATAACCTACAGAATTACGTTTCATCCGAATGGACCCTGACGCAGAACAAACAAATATAGCTAATGTAACATATGAATTAAATGATGCGCTTAAGGCTCTCGCGTGCAGAGAATTAAGTATAGACGCAAGATTTAACGAATCAAGCCACTATGCCATGTCTGATAGGCATGAATATTCGTATTATCATAAAAAATTAGACGCACACTTAAAAAGAAACTCTTCGAGTGAAATGGATTACTTTGCGTTTACAATATTACTCACATATCCTCCAGAAAGAATTAATGCGTTTCGTAGTTGGAAAGACCTTAAAATGCATGTTCGTGATTCAAATGACGAAACAGATTTTGAACCTTTAGGCGTATCGGTCAGCTCTGGTGGAGACGATGGTCCTTCAAATTATACTTGCATCTGTAGTCATCCTATAAAGAATATATATAAACTAAGAAACAAACTTAGCATGACGTATTTTCAAGTAGGCAGTGAGTGTATTAAACGGGCCGGGCTGGTTAGCAGCGAGGCATTAAAAGGTCATAAAAAACTGATGGATGCTGAAATTGAGAGGCAAAAGGAAATAAGCGAGGATCGGCCAATTGGCTATTATGAAGAACTTCGCAAAAATGAAAGGGACGAAAAGAAGCGGGCTAAGCAAATTAAGAAGGATGAAAGGGAGAGGGCTAAGCAACTTAAGAAAGAGGAAAAGGAGATTGCCCGACTAATTCAGCTGGAACGTGACGGGGATGCTTGCTCTAAAAAATGTATGATGTGTAACACGGAGAGGTTATTTAGAACAAGTGATGATATACGCATTTGTAACATATGCGTTAAAAAAACGCCCAAACGCGACAAAAAGAAATATGTTGAACAGCTAAACAACCCAAAAAATTATATAGAGGACAAATGCAATGGGTGCGAAAAATTATTTACATATTGTTGTCAAAAAGGTGACAAATATTTGTGCAGCGATTGTGAAAACACCAAAAAAATAATTAAATGTAAACGGTGCTATGATTTGTTTGTCGACGTCATAACAAGCCAAGACGACACATGCGAAGAGTGTGATGCAAAATTGAAGTGTTGCGGTTGTTGTTTAAACATGTTTATACCAGAAGTTGAATCTAATATACGGTGTAAGGTTTGCCAACTTAAATTTGACAACAACCTTATTACAATAAATTGCAGTGAATGCAACATTGAGTTTGATATTAAGGAGGTCGACAAGAATTGGAAAAAAAGTTGTGGTGATTGTTTTAAAAATAATCAAATATATGTTGATTGCTCTATTTGTCGTTCACAATTTAAGCGGCTTGTAACAGATACTTGGAAAAACAAGTGTCAAAAATGTTATGTTAAAAGAAAAAACGTGTACCTTCTGTCTGAAGAGTAAATTTCCATGGCAATAATATTTATTCCTTACCGAGTATAAATATTATTTTGCAAACAAAATTAGGTCGTGTGTCAAGCGGCCTTTCCTTTTTTACCATTTAGTAGACTTCTTAACACTAATCTTAGGGCCGCCCCCGCGCTTTTTAACCGCACTTGGGTCATATTGCTCCTCTTCATCTTCATCTTTGAGCCCCTTGGACAGTTCCCAGAACTCCTTTGACCCCAATCTAAAGTCGCCATGATTGTCGGCCTTGTACCAAAAGACCTGATCGTGCAACTTGTTTGATTTGGAATTATTATTAATTACGAGACATTCGTAGTTTTCTGTGCATTGGTCCATTACCTGGCAAAAGCTCTCAAACGTCGGAAACATGCCAGCGTAGTTCTCATATATACGCTTTCTATTTGCTATATAATTCTCTCTAAGAATGAAAACATAATCAATATTTGTACGCAGGGTTGGCGGAATACCCAACGGGTACTGCATAGTTATCACTAACATTACTTTCCAATGACGGCCGTTCATGAAAAGGAGACGCATCATTTTGTCTCGCGTCCAGGTTGCGTCATACAAGCAGTCATCTAAAATGACAAACGCGCGCGGGTCAATCGTGCTGCGTTTATATGTTTCCATTTCCTTCTTGATTTGTTTAAGGACTGTCCGCTGTCGTTTCAATATATTTTCAATAATCGCGGTGTTATATTCATTATGGACGAATAATTTTGGAACCATCTTGGCGTAGAAACCGTTACCCTCTTCTGTCCCGGAAATAACGGTCCCTATAGGTATTTCCTGCTGATAATAAAGCAAATCTCTTACCAAAAATGATTTGCCTGTATCTCTCTTGCCAATCAAAACTACAACGGGCCCCTTATTTTCATTTGGTTTGAAGCTAATACTTTTCATATCAAACTTCTTCAATTCTAATGTCATTTTAAATAATTTAGAAATTAAAATTTAATCTTTTAAACGAATGTTAAGGGTGGTCCTCATAATCTATTGAACAAAATTTAGACAATATAAGCCAGTTTAGAATACTGTGTGCTGTAAATATCCAATGTTTTGGCATTGTGGTTAGAGACTGCAATAAGATAGTAATTAGGGTTTATAATAAGTTAAAAAGACATATAATTTATATATTAAATAGCTAAAGTATGTTGGTCAACTATCAAAAGCGAAAAAACGCTGAACTCTTTAAAAGTTTAGAGTCTTCCGATTCATTGTTTCTCTCTGCAGCGCAGAATTATATCCCCGTTTACCAGCGCTTCTTCTCCTTAAACGATACCAACTTTAACAATATTAACCTTAATCACAAGTGGCATATTTCGTCTGTAGCCAGACCAGATAGCGATGACCATCATATATTTAAATGCAAACTGAAGAACGCGACAACAGGCAAGGCCAAAGATAAGGATGTATTTGTGAAAATGGCGCCCTTATTAGATCCATACAAGTATTTAATTGGCAAATACGATGTTGCCGACGACAAACTGTTTGCATTGCCGCAGCTAACATCATCGTCTTCTGAGTGTAACGCAAAGTTTCTCGACCCCAACAACGCGGCATATGTTGATGGGTTATTTGTATTTTTAACGAGCAATTTAATGCACGCACACAACTTCCCACACGGGGTAGACTACTACGGGTCGTTTTTAGGTATAAAGAATAATTTCACAATCAACGTTTTTGACGACATTGAGTATTTAAACAACTCAGAATTCTTCAATAAAAATAAAAACAAATTGTTTAAAATTGACGACTATGAACACTTGTTTCAAAACGAAACCCAGAAACTCAAACCAATTACTATAGAACACAACACAAGTGCGCGGTCCCAAATGTCTATTGCGTCATTTGACAATAAACTCTTTGATGGCGTTTTTGAAGAAAATACTATGAATCTGAATGACCTGAAGGACCTATCCGTCGAGTTGTGCGATTTGGTTGACTTAACAAATACAGGGCCGCCGGGTGATTCCAAACAAATAACGTTAAAATCAAACTCAACATGTTCGTCAAGATCCTCGCATACAGAGAATGAGGACCGCATGGACGACAATGCTAACGATGAAACTGGTACAGACGAAAATGCGCCAGATAATAGGAGCGACCAGGACAGCGAATGGGAGGATGACGCGTCTGATTCTGGAAGCGGTTCGTACGAGGAGGAGCAAATCTGCGCAAGAATTGAGAAATTCCCTGTTCAGATTATATGCATGGAAAATTGCGAAGATACGTTTGACAATTTGATTCTAAATAATGAGTTGACTACGCAGGAATGGTATTCGGCCCTCATGCAAATAGTCATGATGTTAATAACATACCAAAAGGCGTTCGGATTAACGCATAATGACCTGCATTCCAATAACGTGATGTACAATCATACTGACAAAAAGTTTATTTACTATTGCTATAAGAAGAAACACTATAAGGTGCCCACTTTTGGACGCATGTTCAAGATTATTGATTTCGGAAGAAGTATTTACAAGTACGACGGAAAGCTTTTTTGCAGTGA